CCGCCCTGAACCAGACCCGATCCTCCATTCGATCCATCGAGAGCATATCGTTCACCAAAGGAGTCTTTGCAACTTGTAAAGTTGTAACTGACTCCCCTAGGGTTCGGTAAGTCTCGATAAGTGACTGTAAGAACTGGGTAGATTTCTCTTGCCCAATCTTTACAAAGTGCAGCTGCACTATATAGTCCCTTAAGAAAGAATTTTCTCTGGAGACTAAGTAGCGCAGGGTAATCGATGAGCTTTTTCCGGTCTTCATATTGGTACTCCTTATTACGAATTATTGTAATATCGACGCCATTATACCACTCGGAGCCACATGACTCTCTGAACGGTGTTGAGTAACACGTCTTAGACGTATTAACTTCACATCCAACAGTTTGCAATGTACCCACGAGGGTGTCCATTGCGTAAGCAGGAATGATAATATCATCCCCAAATACAGCAACAGACGAAGACGCTTCTTCCAACGGTGATCTCATCCTAGAAATAGGGTGAGGCCAGAAAGAAGTCACATGTCTCACAGACGCTAGTGATAGCGCCCAAAAGACAAGTGTCTCAATAGGAAAGCATGTAGCTGATCCCATTGGAGCGAATGCAGTAATTTTGATCTTTCTGTTTTCATAGATCATGAAATCAGATCGAGTACAAAATAATTGACTACGTAGTTTAGGAACCTCCGCGAGGAGGAACCAGACCAACGTACTAGAAACGGTATCGGAAGCATTAGATAAATCTAATGTCACGAGACCGTCTTCATAAGCCCGTCGACATATCTTTTGATTAAAGGTTTGATCCCTTAATCTAATAGATCGTCGAAGAAGCCGATGATTGTCAATATACTGCATCATTTTCTTCATCTGACCCTGCTGAAGATACTGATTAACAGTATGTTCGGCAGAAATCAACCGAGGTCCTTTAAAGTCTTTAGGGACGAGGCAGCACTTTGTATTCATCTCACGACGAATACGCGGCACTCCCACGTCACATAAGGCTTTGAACGAGGAAGAACCATATTTATCATGAGGATACCAACGAGAGGCTTTTAACGGCCACTCGGTGAAATCCCATCGTTCGAAACGATCAAGACCATCAGCCACACCTCCTGGACCATGTCCAGGAGTTATAACAGATAGGTCGAGACCGCGAAGAACGCTACCTAGGAGCTTTTGAGCTCTTAGAACGACGGGATGAGAAGTAGGGACACGCACCTTACGGAGCGTTTCCTGACGTTTCTCAAACCCGTCAACAGCCTGCCTTCTTTGATCGACACTAGGCTCCGTCAGGAGTTTAGAGTCGAATAAGAGAAGCTGGCGTAGGAAAAATATGCTGGAAAGTTTAGGATTAGCTAGCAGTGTCCCACCATCGTCAAAAATTGTGCGGAAAACCGCATAACAAAAACGAGGCAGGCTTGTGTTCCTTTTAGTGCCAAAGCTGGCAGGAATTTTGAGGTTCCCGTCAATAAGGCCACGATCGAGGGCTTTTCCCAAAACGGAAAAAGTTACCTTGAAGAAGCTAGAACCTTCAGACGATGCTCTTTCAAGCATTGTTTGAACGTCTTTATCACAGAAAGGAATACCGCTAGTAACTCCGTCATCAATTATTGATTTACGGAGTGCGACAAATCGCCTAAGGACAGAATTAAGATCCCCCATAAAATGGGTTGTCTCCTTACTCTCATTAGGCTCTCACTATCAACCTATCGGAATCCGATACATTGACTGCGCACATCACAAACGATTAACCAACAGACCTGCTAATCAAGCAGGATTGAAGGTATCGACGTGGTTATCGCCATCTGGCATAACTCCGCCGATCATCGCCGTGATATTCGCAGCCGACAGCATCGACTTCAAGAAGGCTATTTGATCGGCAACTGCCGTCGCTAGCCCGCTTTCGGTACTTCTCGGAATGGAAATCTCGAGTTTGGCCGTGGTGGTAATTGTATTACCACTCGTGTCTTCCACGAAACTTTTCGACGCCTTCAACAGGTA